CCGGAGTTGAACTTTCTGAAGAAGATAAGTTTGTAGTAGAAAACTTGGAATGCTTACCTACAGAGTATGAAGAGTTTATGAAAACATTTGTAGATGGTTTGAATATTCGTAATCCCATTATGTTTGCTCATCGCATTCAGGGTTTAGTATCGTACTACAAAGGAGCTGATGAAAATCTACTACCCAAACGTCTCGATGAAGACAAGACGTTACAAAAAGTTGAAATGAGCGACGAAGAATATTTTGTGTATTTGACTGAACGGTTTATAGAGTACAAGACTGAAGTAAATCGTAAACGTAAAGTAAGTCTCGATGACCAACTCGGTTCTTTCCGTCCTCGTACGCGACAGGTATGTAACTATGCTGTTCCTCAAGATTTGCGCGTTACAATGACGGTTGAAGGCGAAGTTGATGAAGAAAATGAGCCGGACAATTCCCAAATTATTGAGAAGCTTCGCGCTGAACCAGAAAAGTATTTGAAGGGTGCAGGTTTAGCTCGATATTCACCTAAGATGGCGCGAATGCTGACAGATTTGAATGAAACTGTGGGTAAATTTGGTGACTTGAATAATCAATTCGTATATTCTGAGTATGTATCTTTAGGTGGTTTGGGAACTTTTAGTGCAGTTTTGGATAACAATGGATATCAGAAATACCGAGTAATAAAGGAATCTGGAATATGGAAAGAGGATCCTTCAATGAAACCTGATGTTCCTGGATACGCTTTATATACCGGTGGTACTGGGGGAAAAGATAAGGAAGAGCGTGAAATTTACCGTCAGATTTTTAATGGAAAGTATTCAGATACGTTTCCTCAGTCGTTAAAAGATAGTTTGACAGATAAGCCTAAGCGGCTATGTATTCTCATGGCTTCAAAGGCTGGAGCAGAAGGTATTACACTGCTAAAGACTCGTAATGTATACATCATGGAACCGTACTGGAACCCTTCACGTACTGATCAGGTTATTGGTCGCGCGATCCGATTGAATTCACACATTGCACTTCCATTAGAAGACCGAAACGTTACTGTAAAACTGTACATGTCAGTATTCACACCGGAACAAGCTACAACTTCAGACGCAGATAAGGCTCCAAACATTGTAGCTATTCGTCGTAACGATATGGTCTTGAAACGCTATGAAGGTGATGAACCTCGTGAAACTTTCATGACTACCGATGAGTACCTCTATGAAGTGTCTTATGAAAAGAATCGTTTAATCAAAAGCATTTCCACAATTTTGAAACAGGCGGCAGTAGATTGTGAAATTCATCGCAAATTACATTCTAAAGAAACTCCGGTAATTCAGTGTATGCGCTTTGATACAAAAGTAACTGCAGATGATTTAGCTTACAAGCCATCATACCTTTCCGATGAAAGAGATATGCTCTACTTACGTAATATTGAACGTAAGGCACGTAAGATACAAATTATAAAAGTAAAAGGTCTACTGATGATTTTAGATCCCATAACAAACGAGATATTTGATTATGGTGCATTTTCAGATAATAAACGCCTATTTCGTATTGGAGAACGGTCTGGTCCCACAAAAATTACATTTTTTCCCTACGTAGTGTTATAAATGGCTGCAATGTCTAACTCTCAAGCTGGAACACGTGGTTTATCCGCAGGAGACTGGACTCGGATACAGCGTCTTCGTGGCGCCAAGACGTATTCAACCGTTAATCTTGCAACAAATAAAGATATTGCTCCAACACCATTTCCCCAGCTAGCTTACAATACCAGTCTTTTGATTCCAAAGGTTGTTGGTACAGGAAAGATTCGTCGCCCTGCGTCTATGTGGACAGATTATCTAGGATCGCAGCGTACAGACTTCGTTCTACAGCGTGCAAATATCGCCGGAGGATTTATTCTAACGGATACGAATCTATGTGACTGTTCTACAAGTACACTTTCTACAAAGACAACTGGATGTGCTAAATGTGCGGTTTTCGTACATAAATCTATTCAGTAAATAAGCAAGAGATGTCAGGAGGTTTAATGCAATTAGTGGCAAAAGGTGCCCAAGATCAACTCGTAAATGGGAACCCTTCGTTTACTCATTTTCGGTCAGTGTACAAACGCCATACAGATTTTGCCATGGAGCATTTTCAACTTGTTTTCAAAACTACAAACTTACAACTTCCGACATCAGGATCGTTGACTCTACGAGCAAAAGTAGAACGGTATGCTCAACTTGTACACGATTGTTATCTTGTAGTAAGTTTGCCTAATATTTATTCACCGGTTGTCCCAGTTACAGGAGCTTATGAAAACTTAAATGCTAACTCAGATGCCATAGGGTACCAGTACAATTGGATTCGTAATATCGGATACAATATGATCAACTATGTTGCTGTCCTAGTTAACGGACAGGAGATTGTTCGCCATACTGGAGAATGGATGAAACTGTATGCCGAAATCAAATTTGATGGAACCAAAAAGGCAGTTCTAAATCGATTAACAGGAAATATTCCTGAAGTATATAATCCGGCGAATGCGTTTGACCGACTGAATCAGTACCCACATGCTATTTCTACATCTACATATCTAGCTGAAGCATCGATTCCAGGACGTACTCTAACAATTCCACTCCACTTTTGGTTTTGTGAAGAAATAGGTAAGGCTCTACCACTTATTGCACTACAGCATTCAGAAGTTGAAATTGTGGTCGATTTAAAGAATATATATCAACTCTTTACTGTTCTTGACGTTCGTGAAACTATATCAGCTACTGCAAACACTAATTTCGGTAACCGTATTGCTCCTGATTCAAGTTCTGCATCATTCCAAATGACAAATTTCTTATCGCCACCAACATATTCTACAACTCCATCGCCAACGAACACTGTACTCACAACTTGGAATTTGAATCCGTATATTGAAGCAAACTATATTTGGCTGAACGATCCTGAACTAATTCATATCGCTAAGACAGAGCATTCATTCATTATAAATCAAATAGATGTAACATCTACGTTTGGAGCCTACGGTGCAAGTAACGACTTGGAACTCACGATGCGTAACTTATGTACTCAGGTCGTATGGGTAGCTCAGCGGTCTGATCGCGATGCCCTCAATGATTACGATAATTACACCAACTGGGAGGATCCTTACAAGCCGCCTCTAGGTTCTACCGGAGCTTCATTCTTTACTCCCCAATACACATCAGGAAATGTTCTACCTACGGATACATCTCGGCGCGATATCTTAACTCAGTCAGCTATAGTCTTGAACGGAAAGGAACGATTTGGGTACAAGAATGCGGAGTTCTTTTCGGAGCTCCAAAACTTCAGGCATCATACAGGCGTCTCAATTGTAGGTATTCCTGGCATTTATGCATACTCTTTTGCACTTGAGCATTATAATGGTCAGCCGTCCGGTCATCTTAATGGGTCTCAGTTTGATCGTACCACCTTACGCAATTCATACATTCAGCCACCACTTACTGAATCTGCAACGCAGGGAACTACAGTATGTATCTTAAAGTCAACGGCCCAGAATCCAAATCCAACTGTAGTAAATCCCAATGCCGTAGACGCTAATGGAAAGTTATTATACACCCCCAATGAGGTCGTGAGAATTATTCGTAAGACAGATGCGCAAACCTTATCATATACTTACAATGTTCGTGCATTTGTCGAATCCTACAACTTCATGCGAGTTATTGGAGGCGTAGCAAATGTCGTGTTTTCATCATAATAAGGATGACACGCACTGGAATTTCTATAAAGACAGCAACATATGGCGTCGGTTCTACCACGGTAGACGTCAAAGCTGCTGTAAGCGCTCAAGATAAGGATGGCACTATAAGCTTTGTAGTTTCACCAACTGTTTTAAAGGTTGACGATCCAGCGCCTGGACAGATAAAAACCTTGAACGTTACATACACCATTAACAACGGAAAGACAAATACAGTTTCTTTAAAAGATGGGTCCCAGTTTCTTGTTGACGCACCACCGGCTCGAACAGCTTCAGGTCTTCAGATCACAAAGGCAGAGTATGGTTACACAGGAAACTTAACTGATGTCACGGATGCACTTCAAGATTTAGTGAAGAATGGGTCAATTAACCTAAAAGTTGGATTTGCTCAGGTAGGTATTCCTGATCCCAATCCTAATAAGCAGAAAGCTTTAGAAGTTGAGTATACTATTAACGGTGCTCCAAATACTCTAATTGTCATGGATGGAGAGACATTTGCGGTATCAGCACCGCCTGCAGAACAAACAAGTCAAGGAAGTGATTTTGGTACTGCCGGATCGTCTGCTTTATATTGGGGAGCTTGGATATTTTGGATTGTTGCGATGATACTTGTTTCCTACAAAGCCGCGCAGCAGTACAATAGCACATTTCATACGATAGCATTTATGGCACTGACATTCTTTACGTCAGGATTTTTCCCAATACTCATCCTTCCCTTTATGATCTTTTTTGTGCGTCTATTTTACGATCAGGACGTATTTATAATGCCATCCGGATCACTAGATATTATGGCAAAATTCATGCCAGCTAAGGGTTTAACATAAGCTAAAAAGACAACATAATGGAAGTTTCAATCTCAAGAGAACTGGAAACAGAATTTGAAAGACGATACTATACTTTTGCGACTATTGCTGAGTGGCAAAAAGTATGGCAAATTATTTGTGATATGGCATACGAGTCTAAAGCCGAGCAGTATGAAGATATTATAGTTCATTCGGCTGATTCGGATAAGGAAGATGCTCGTGGATATGGCGCATACACTGTACAGAATCAGCACCTTATTTGCATAGACGAAGTATGGCGAAGATATGATAAAAAACAGCCTTTCATCAATAAGACTCTAAAAAGTTTATATGTTCCGCGAGTTCTGTTTTATTGTTTGGGAGTTCAGAACTGGTTCAAGTTTTCATTCCCAAACTGTAAAATTTATTACTGGCCTGAATAAAAAATTTGTATTCTTTTTTTGTGTTTTGGAACATTACATGCAGTTTTAGATCTTTTTAGATCTTAGAGGGTCGGATCCTCAACGTTTTTGAAGTCACCCACGCCGATGTAGCCGACAAACTTGTCTGCGGCATCGCCTTCACCGCAGACATACAGTCGCTTGGACTTCTCGCCAACCACGTGATCCATCATCACGAACTTCGGCTTGTCCGAACCAGCACCG